GGTAAGGTTGGTGCTTCTTATGGCGTTAACGAAGATCTTGCTCTCTACGGTGAGGTTTCTGGTGCTTCTAATGGTGAAGATACCGATGGCGACACAATCATTGATTGGGGTGCTAAGCTAGGTGCTAAGTTCACATTCTAAATTCACAGAGTGAATAATGTAGGAGGGGTTGCGACCCCTCCTTTTTTATGCTATAATGTCAAAAACAATATGTTCTTATGAATTTTACTGTATACACACGTGGTGGTTGTCCATACTGCACACAAGTTAAGCAAGTACTATCAGCTAAGGGATATACTTTTACCGAGAAGGTATTAGATCAAGATTTCGGAAGACAATCATTCTATACAGAGTTTGGATCTGGATCCACATTCCCTCAAGTAATAATGGATGGTAAGAAACTTGGTGGTTGTACTGACACAGTAAGATATTTGAGAGAACAAAATCTCATCTAAATAAAAATAGCTGGGAGATACTTATGGAAATTGCACTCGTTGTACTAGGAATAGTAGGTGCTTTTATACTTGGTATTACGGTATCATGGTTAGCAAAAGGATACGTTGAAGATTACATCGAAAACGCTGCTTATGCTAAAGGTGTTATTCATCCAGAAATGTTGGATGAAAATGGAAACATGATACATGATGAGCTAATCTATCTTCGCACAACCTATCCCGAAGATGATTTGGAAGATGATCTTACTGAATGAATTAAACTATGGCTAAACAAGCGACATATAATAGTGGTAGCAAACTACTAGTCTCTGAAGTCCTCAGAAAAGTTAGTAATGCTAAGACTAAAGCAGAAAAAATTAAGATACTAAGAGAGAATAATTCGTCAGCTTTACGTCAGATATTGATTATAAATTTTGACGACTCTGTTGTATCCTTGATGCCAGAAGGTGATGTTCCTTACACACCTAATGATGCACCTGTAGGAACTGATCACACACGACTAGAGCATGAATCTAAAGGACTTTATAGATTCTTTAAGGGTGGTGCTAAACTTCCTTCCTTGAAAAGAGAATCTATGTTTGTCCAATTGCTAGAAGGTTTATCTGCTGAAGAAGCAGAGCTTTTATGCTTAGTTAAGGATGGATCTTTAAGTAAAAAATATAAGAGAATTACTAAAGCAGTTGTCTCTGAAGCATTTCCATCTATACAATGGGGTGGTCGCTCTTGAAGATTCTTCATGCGAATTGCGATCCTAAGATGGCAGAAGATAAGTCGTTACCTTATACTTCTTATCTTGTTCATTATATGGATGGCAATGACCCCAAATATGATTTAGTAATAGCAGATTCTCAAGTTAGAATCTTTGATTATTACTATGACTTATACAAGAAAGGTTTTAAATCTTTTAAACAAACTAATGGTAGAGTCAACCCAAAATTATGGACAGCAGCCCCTTCAAAAAATTCCAAAAAAGAAAACAAACCAAAGAACAAAAAGCAACCACCGTCTACTTAGATCGTAGAGCAGAGGAGAAAGAAGAGGAAGAGGTTAAACCAAAACCTAGATCCACTGCTAATAAAGTTGGTGTTGTAATCGGTGCATTGATTGTAGTTCCTGTAGGGTTTATGCTACTATGGAATTGGTTAATGCCAGCAATCTTTGGACTTCCTGTAATAGGTTACTTTAAATCGTGGGGATTGCTATTGATGTCTATTATTTTATTTAAGAACCCTAATGTTAAATCATGAGTAAAGTATGTTTAGTCTCTGTCACTCCTGACGCTGAGAAAACTATTGGATACGTTGCTAGAGTATCTAATCCAAACAACCAAGACAATCCAAATGTTGCTGGTTTATTAAAGTATTGTATTAAGCATGGTCATTGGTCTATCTTTGAGCAAGCACATATGACGTTGCAGATTGAGACTACACGTGCTCTTGCTGCACAGATACTACGTCATAGATCGTTTACTTTCCAAGAGTTTTCTCAAAGGTATGCTGACAGTAGTATGCTTGCTAAAGAGATTCCTTTACCAGATCTACGCAGACAGGATGATAAGAATCGTCAGAATAGTATTGATGATTTAAATCCTCTTGTTGTTCAGGATTTTAATAGCAAGATGCAGAAGCATTTTGTAGATGGGATGAAATTATATAAAGAGATGCTTGATGCTGGTGTTGCTAAGGAGTGTGCTAGATTTGTTCTTCCACTAGCAACACCTACTAAACTCTATATGACTGGCTCTGTTAGATCGTGGATGCACTATATAGAATTACGTTCTTCACATGGCACTCAAAGGGAGCACATGCAAATTGCTGAGTTGTGCAGACAACAATTCATTTGTGAGTTTCCTATCATTGCTGATGCACTTGGTTGGTGTCCAAATGAAGAGTGTGATTGCCAAGTTGAATCTGAAGACCGATGTTTAGATTGGTCAGACTTACCACCCTCACTACGAATAGACTAATGCCTACCTACCCAGTAATAAATAAAAATACACAAGAGAAAAAAGAACTCTCTATGAGTATGAAAGATTATGATCAGTGGTGCAAAGATAATCCTGATTGGCATAAAGATTGGCAAGCAGGTGTTGGAGGTGTCACATATGGCAAACCTAAAATGGATGATGGATTCAAAGAGGTGATGTCAAAAGTACAACAACATCATCCTCGTGCTAACTTGAGTAGGTTTACATAATGCCAAGAGCAAGAAAGAAAACTAACGGTAACGGTAATGGTAAAGCAGCCATTAGTGGTATGAGTCCGAAGCATATGAAGAGAAAGAAACCTATTGATAGTTCCTATATGGTACCTATCAAACCTTTAACACCAAACCAAGAGATTGTTTTTGACTCCTATAATTCAGGCAAAAATATACTATTGCATGGTGCTGCTGGTACAGGTAAGACTTTTATTACATTATATCTCGCATTAAAAGAAGTCCTTGACGAAACCACACCGTATGATAAAATATATATTGTAAGGTCTTTAGTACCTACTAGAGAGATTGGTTTCCTACCTGGAGATCATGAAGATAAGTCAATGCTTTATCAGGTTCCCTATAAGAATATGGTAAGGTATATGTTTAGTATGCCAGATGACAACTCATTTGAGATGCTTTATGACAATCTCAGGGCACAACAAACTATTTCTTTTTGGTCTACTTCTTTTATCCGTGGAGTTACTCTTGACAACGCTATTGTTATTGTCGATGAATTCTCTAACTTAAATTTTCATGAGTTAGATTCTATGATCACACGTATAGGAGAGGATTCTAAGATTATGTTCTGTGGTGATGTGACTCAATCAGATCTTACACGAGAGCATGAGAAGTCTGGTATGGCAGACTTCATACAGATACTTCAATCAATGCAAGACTTTACTTGTGTAGAATTTGGTATCGATGACATTGTTAGATCAGGTCTTGTTAAAGCCTATCTAATTGCCAAATATAATCTAGGTTTCTAATGCCATTTAATTTTATTGATGTACCGCTCAAAGAGATTGATGTTGAGCCAGTGAATGAGAATGGGGTAAGGTTTTACCCCATACCAGGTGCTGATAAATATTATCCAAGTGTGACATCAATTACATCCTTTAAAAATGCTGCTTTCTTCTCCAATTGGAGAAAGAAGATAGGTGAAGAGGAAGCTAATAGAATTACAGCACGTGCCACACAAAGAGGCACAGTATTTCATAGCATGGCTGAAGATTATTTCAAAGATGATTTGAATACTGATAGATACTTGGCAAATAATCCATTGTCTGTTAGAATGTTTCAGTCGGCCAAGACTACCCTTGATCGCATTAATAACATTCACTGCCTAGAAACTTTCTTATACTCACATTATCTTGGACTTGCTGGTCGAGTAGATTGCATCGCAGAATTTGATGGTGAGTTAGCAGTGATTGATTTTAAAACTTCAACTAAAGAAAAGCAAGAACAATACATTGAGCATTACTATGTGCAAGAGACTGCATATGCAGCAATGTTTCTTGAAAGATCAGGTATTGAAGTAAAGAAAATTGTTACATTAATTGCGGTTGAAGATGGGTCTATCCAAGTATTTCAAAAGTATAACCTTGATGACTATTTACAATTGCTTAAATCCTATATCGAAGAGTTCTCTAATGCCAAAGGATAAGAAAAAAGAGAATCCTGAAGAGAACTTTATGACATCGGCAAAGTTTTCTATGGAAATTGAAAGGTTAGTTAAAACCAGTAATGGTTTGATATCATACATCGAAGCCGTAGTTACTTATTGTAATGAAAATGATCTTGAGATTGATAGTGTCCCAAAACTTTTATCTAAACCATTGAAAGAAAGATTAAAGCATGAGGCACAGAAGTTTAACTACATGAAAAAAACATCTAAAGGAGTATTACCTCTATGACTTTCTTCCAATCGGAGCAAGTGCAAACAGATTTGCAGAGTATATTTGACACCTATCAGTATGTTGCTCATAAGACAGCACAGTTGGGCACAATGAAACAGGTAGATAAGTTAGAACATATAGAAGATTGTAAAAATCTTATTGATAAGCAAAGGACATTTTATACACGTTTATCATTATCTGCAACTGGAGATCCAGAAGCTGCTGATATGAAACAAAGAATTAATGCACTTACTAATGCATTTGGTTACAAGGATATGTTTGAGTGTCTAGATGCTATGCTAGACACTCTTGATAAAGCTGCAAGGAACGAGATTTCTGAGTAGCTTGACAACACCTAAATAGTATGCTACGATTACTCAGTAGCAATTCATACACACAATACGGAGAATACGATTATGTCATTCGCATCACTCAAGAAAGCATCTAGTAAGGGGGATACTCTTGCTAAGTTGACTAGAGAGATCGAAAAGATTAACCAACCAATGGCTGCCACTGGTCCCGATGAGAGACTATGGAAACCTGAGTTGGATAAGTCTGGAAACGGTTACGCAGTAGTTCGTTTCCTTCCTGCTCCTGATGGAGAAGATATGCCTTGGGCAAAAGTATGGTCACATGCTTTCAAAGGACCTGGTGGTCAGTGGTATATTGAAAACTCACTAACTACTCTTGGTAAAGAAGATCCAGTATCTGATTTGAATAGAGGTCTTTGGAACAGTGGTCGTGAACAAGACAAGGCAACTGCTAGAGCTCAGAAGCGTAAGCTTTCTTACTACTCTAACATCTATGTTGTAAGTGATCCTGCTCATCCAGAGAATGAAGGAAAAGTATTCCTTTATAAGTTTGGAAAGAAAATCTTTGACAAACTTATTGAAGCAATGCAACCTGCATTTGCTGATGAGACACCACTAGATCCATTTAATTTTTGGACTGGTGCTAATTTCAAACTAAAGATCCGCAAGGTTGATGGTTATTGGAATTATGATAAGTCTGAATTTGCTGCACCTGCACCTCTATTGGATGATGACAAGGCACTTGAGGAGATTTGGAAACAAGCATATCCTCTTGCAGAGTTTGAAGATCCTAAGAACTTTAAGTCTTTTGAACAACTACAAACTCGTTTGAATCTTGTACTTGGTAAAGTAACTCCACCTGTTGCTCCAGCACCTGTTGTTGATGAGTCACAGGAAGAAGTAGTTGCTAAACCTTGGGGCAAAGAAGTTTCTGAGTTTAGAGAGAAAGCAGTTGCTTCATCACCAGTAGAATCGACTGAGGATACTTTATCTTACTTCGCACAACTAGCTGAAGAAGATTAATGAAGTTCTTGATACCTCTGGCTCTGTTAACGTTAGCATCACCTGCTAACGCACTAACATGGAAAGAGTTTTGGGAACCCTTTGTAGAAGAGAATCATCACCATCATCGCCATTATCATGGTAGAAGAGTGTGTTATGACAATGTTTACAGAGAATCAAGGAACCCAGAAGGACACATTTTCTATTATTATGAGCAAGTGAGAGTGTCCTGCTACAGAAAGTATCATGACCCTCATCGCCACTATCATCACTACTATCACGACCACATTCATCGTTACGATTAATTGAGGAAACCGAAAGATAGTATAAAGAAACCCCCATTATGGGGGTTTCCTCATATAAAATAGTGTGTAGAATTCAACACAATACAATGTCAGGAGATTTTTGGAGTCATAATGACCAACAACCACCTATACCTTGCAAAGTATCAAAAGCAATGGATGAGATTAAAGACTCTAGGTGGATTGATACAAATTATATTTTAGAAATCGAATCCATGATGATTAATGCAAGGTATAGGACTGGTAGCCCAATGCAAGAATAAGTCCATATATTATTCGACTTTTAGTTCCCAGAAACCCCCGAAAAAAAATCGGGGTATTTTTTTGTCTGTAGGGTTTTTTAGTATCCAGATCCACTAGAAGTATTTGTAGTAGTGGA